CCACGGCCTTTGATGCAGCTGGTGCAGCTACCACAGCACAGAATAATTCACTGCAAAAGGCGTCCAACCTGTCTGATCTGGCAAGTGCTGCGACAGCCTGAACGAATCTAGCTCTGGGTAACTCAGCTACTCTAAACGTAGGTACAACTGCTGGGACAGTGGCAGCAGGTAATGATTCTCGGTTTGCCAGTATTGGGTCAGCTGTAGCAGCAAATGTCACTGTTGACGCATCGACGTCTAACCCGCAGAACCCGGCTCCGTACCACGACGTCCAAACAATGTCGGACTACTACAGCCGTGCGATCTGGGACATCCCGCAGCTGCTGGACCGGCAGGTCATTGCTGACGTGTTGATGCTGGTCTATGCGCTTGAAGGTGCAGCGCCGACGACAGGACCAGACGGGGTCAGGATTCCTGGCTTCGCTGGACTGACGAGCAACCGCACTGTGGCGATGAGCCAGATTGCCACCGGGACGTACACCGGGGTGGAGTTCGTCAAGGGTGATGGCACCTTGCAGGCACCGACTGCGGTAGCTGCTCGGACCTGGGGCTATAGCGCTACGGACAATGCGCTGAAGGCCACCAATGGAGATCCAGCGGCTGCGAACGGGACAGCGCAGACGTTCCCGGCGACCGCGACCTGCTATGCCCTGCGAATTTGGCTACCAGCGCAGACGTACACAGGATATTGGGTGAACTGTAACGCCATTCCTTCAGGCACTATCAACGCCAATACGTTCTTCATGGGCCTTTCTAATACAGACGCTACAGGGACTTTCGTTACAGGTACCCAGACCGCAGATGCGTCTGGGTTGTGGTCCTCAACAGGTAACCACTCAATTGCAATGACAACCCCATTTACGGTTACCACTCCTGCTTATTATTACGTGCTACTACAGGCCGGGACCTATGCGTCAGGTACCGGAGCAAAGGTCGCAACATTTGCTACGTATGCGCCCGCCAGCTTGGGCCTTAACACTGGTGCTAGCGCTCCCAACCTTGCTGTTGCCCCACGGTTTGGGATTGCAACGAACCAGTGGTCAGGTACCACACCGCCTGCTACTACTGGCAATATCACCAGTGCTAACGCCTTCACTATTTTGGTCGGACTGTATTAGGAGCGGGGATGACCAACTTTTACTGTGCTCCTGATGGCACGGTCGATCCAGCCGTCACACTGGTAGCTACCGGTACGGCGAACTACGGCAAAGGCTGGAACACGTGTGCCAAGTGGTCTGATTTCCTTAATGCGACCAATGGTCTGTGGTATGGCAGTGCTTTTGATGGTACGTCTGATGACGTCATTTATTTCTACCCGGGCGTGTATAAGACCACGGCTATTACTGGTGGGTGGCCAGTTGGCGGGATCAAGGTCTCATCTGGAGCTGACAACTTCCCCTACGTGAACATGCAGGGCCAGTGGCCGAATGGCATGCCGGGGTATGCGAACTTCGTGGGGACAAGGACCTGGCCGTGGCCTTATGACGCATCGTCAGCGAATCCGGGCGAAGACTGGATGACGTACAACCTGGCGACCAGTATCCAGGCGACCTTCAAGTACATCCACTGGCAGAACCTTGACTTCCTGGTCCACTTGGGCGCACCACTGGGTAACTCGCCCAATATGGGTTCCATGACAATGGACCACTGCCTGGCCACGAACTTCGAGGGTGGTTTCTACGCATCAAGCTCGTTCGATGGTATGCACAGCGTAACTTCTACTAATTGCTTTGCCCGTGGGTATACGCGTGGATGGGCGCGTACGTTTGGTTCCTACAACATCACTGATGCTGTCTTTGACTCTGAGTTTCAGTCCACTACGCGTACCGGTTCCGCCGCTTCAACCTTTGGTTGCAACGCGTTCGATGTCACACCATGGGCATCTAGCACCACCTGGCCGTGTAGCTACCTACGGGTGGTCACCCGGAACCACGCCGCAGGTACTTCGGTCAGTAACTACCTCCAGGGTGATGGTCAGGTCTCGGAAGAGAATGCCGGGTGGACATCCACCATTGACTGTTACACCGAGGGCAACGGCGACCGTGGCTGGGACTGGAAGTGCCCTGGTGTGCTTCTGCGCTGCGTAGCTCGGAAGAACGGCTATGGGTTCGGACACCACAATGACTATGACTTTGCCACCGTGACGCAGTGTCTCTTTGACACCGGATATCGGGATCCCAACCCTGCGGCAAATGGTCTAGCTAGCGCAAGCGTTCAGGCGGTTGGGGCTACTCGTGCGTTTAAGAGTGTGTTTAGGTCTAATCCCACTGCTGCTCAGGTGACTGCTCTGCATGCTCAATCAGCTGGTGCGGATTATTGTATTTATGACATCTCTGTTGCTCCATCGAGCTTCCAGCACGATTTGTACTCTTCTGTTCGTCGCGGCCAGCTGTATATGACGGACTGCTACGAGATGTGGAACGCGACGAACGGAGCTGTGGAGTCTCACGGTGGCGGATCCGGAGACAACAGCCCCTTCCAGAACATCCCGGTCTTCGGTTCTGTGGTGACCGGCAGCGTATTTACCAACCTCAACCCGAACACGGCATACACGCTGAAGGGCCGAGGAGTAGACGCTACGGGTGCAGCGGGTCCGTATAGCGCGACATCAACCTGGACGACAGGTGCTCTACTTCAACCCGCCACTATGGACTTGACCAAGCCTGCCTCTCCTACCGGGCTCACAGTTACTGGTACAACAGCTACTACTGTAACTTTCACCTTCAATACTGTTCCGCAAGATTCAGGAACAGCCATTTACGGATATATGCCGTTTATTAAGCTACAGGGCGATAGCGTTCCTATTATGGCAGTACCAGCCTGTTCTGCTTCACCGTTTACTATTTACAGTCTTCCGCCTGGTAACCACACTCTTTATCTGTCAGCTTGGGATGGAACGGGGAACTTCTCAGATTTGTCAACCGGTGTTCCATTTACTATTACTAACTCGCCAGCTGGTGCATCGCTGGCAGCACCTGCGGCGCTGACCTTGGCAGTAGGAATTACCACGCTGTCCGGCACGACATTGCGTGCTCCTCGCATGATCGGGGTGTCGATGCCGCGTTCCGGTGGGGCTGGTACTCCAGCAGTTGTCGGTGCGACCTACTACGAGGTCGCTGACAACGCGTCTGGAGTGACCTATGCGCGGGCGTTCCCGACTACTGCGTCGTACCAGACCACCATTGTCAAGACTCACTGCACCACGATGACATTGTGAGATGACATGAAAAGCGCCTTTGGTATTGAGCATGAGATTTCTAAACGGAAGCTCTTTGACCAAGAGGCGCGTCGGCACGCACGGCAGCCCTATTACGTGGGTGGGTTGGCGGGAACTTCAGCTGCTGCTGGTGCAGGAAGTTTGGTTGCGTTAAAGCGTCCAAAATCAACGCATGTAGAGACCGATTATGTAAAGGGGCCAAAGGGTCAATTTACTGGACGTAAGTACATGCGAGCAGTTACCACAAAAGGTCCACGCAGTTATAAGGCTGCTGCTGGACTTGCTGCTGTTGCTGGTGCCTCTGCGGGAGGCGCTGCATTAATTGCGCGTCATGCCCGTAAGGGAGGAAAGACGTATACGAATCAGTACGAAACTTAGCTTTCTGCCTTGTGAACAAGCCAGGAACGCAAGATAGTGGTTGAGAGGGAGGCAGGATGCCCGGGAAGCGGGTCAGGGAACTGACTGACATTGAGATCGATGAGGTCTCGCTGGTGGATATCCCTGCCAACCAATACGCCACGGTGGCGATTGCCAAGCGGGCGACCGAGGAGGACCAAGTGCCCAAGATTTACAACGAGGAGGGTGTTCTCCTCGATGAGAGCAAGCTAAAGCACGGAGATGTGGTCTATGACGAGGATCAGAACCCGCTGATGTTCGTCATCGAGGGCCAGGACCTCCCCGAGGGCGTCGAGTTTGAAGATGAGCTTGATGACGAGGTTGAGGAGGAGCCCGAGCTTGCGCCGGTCGGAAAGTCCCTTGGCCAGCAGGTGCGTGACGACCTAGCTAAGGCACTGACTGAGATTGAGCGCGACGACGTGATCAGCAAGGCTATGGAGCAGGTCAGCAAGGCTGAGCAGCGGGCACAGGCAGCCGAGCAGATCGCCAAGGCCGAGCGGACGCTTCGTCTGGAGCGGGAGTACGTGGCGAAGGCAGCTGAATACAGCCTGCCTATTGACCCCCAGGAGCTTGGTCCCGTTCTTATGCGGATGGCCGAGACAATGAGTTATGACGACTGCGCAGTCATTGCTAAGGCACTGGATGCAACCTCAGGGATTTTTGAGGAGCTGGGTGTTCAGGGCATGGGCAGTAACGCAGACCCCTTTGCTGAGATCGAAGCGCTAGCTGAGGGCGCAGTGTCCAAGGCTGCGTCAGATGGAAAGACCAGCAAGGAGGAGCTCATCGCAAAGCACTTTGAAGAGAATCCGGCTGCTTACGACCAGTGGCTGGCCGACCGAGGGCTGTAGGGGAGGTTGAAACATGGCGTATGAGGAAGCCCTCCGGTCTATCTCCCTTGAGGCAGATAGCTCGGTAGGCGTCTATACGGGCGTTCCAGGCCTTCCTGGCTCTGCGGACCCGAACGCGGGTAAGCAGTACTGCTTTGTGAAGTTGACTGGCGCAAAGACCGTGGGTCTGTGCACGGCCGCGACAAATGAACTCCCCATTGGAGTTCTCCAGAACAAGCCGCAGGCAACCGGTGCAGCGGCGACGGTGGGAATCCATGGGGTAACAAAGGCAATCTGTGGAGCTGCTGTGAACGCGGGTGACGCGCTCAAGCTCGACAGCTCAGGCCGAGTCATCACAGCGACTCTAGGCACTGATGCCGCTCTGTATGTCGGAGTGTGTATTACTTCGACTACAGCAATCAACCAGGTTGCCACCGTTCTTCTGAAGATCAGCTAAGGAGGGAATGAAAAATGCCTAATCCGGCCCAGGCTGATCTTCACGTTAACGCTCCACTTACTAACGTTTCGGTCGCCTATATGCAGTCGGCTGACACCTACATTGCCACCAAGGTTTTCCCCAGGGTGCCAGTGCAGAAGCAGTCTGACCTTTATTGGAAGTACAGCAAGTCCGACTGGCGTCGGACGGATGTCACCAAGCGTGCTCCGAGCACTGAGTCGCCCGGAGTCGGTTGGAACATGCTGACGGATAGCTACTTTGCTCACGTGTACGCCGTGCACAAGGACATTGACGACCAGGTCCGGGCGAACGCCGACAGCAACTTCTCGCTCGACCGCGATTCCACCCAGTTCATTACCAACCAGCTGCTGCTGAAGCGGGACATTGACTGGACGGCGCGGTACTTCACCACTGGTGTGTGGACGGACAAGACCGGTGTCTCTGGCACCCCGTCGACCAACCAGTTCAAGCAGTGGGACCAGTCAGGGTCTGACCCGCTGAACGACGTCTCCGGCTACATCGTGGACTTCACTCAGCTGACCGGCTTCCGGCCGAACTTCATGGTCATCGGTCCGTACGTCATGAAGGCCCTGAAGAACCACTCGCTGATCCTAGACCGCATCAAGTACACCCAGCGTGGTGTGATCACTGAGGATCTGCTGGCATCCCTCTTCGACATTCCGAGGGTGCTGGTGCCGTATGCGACTCAGACGACCACTCCGCAGCTGGATGACGCGAAGTCTCAGGATGCAGCAGCTACCTATTCGTTCATCACGGGTGCTAAGGCGGTGCTGATGGGCTACGCGCCAGCAGCTCCGTCGCTGATGACCCCATCCTGCGGGTACACGTTCACCTGGAACGGATACACCGGAGGGAACGGACAGGGACTGCGGGTGAAGTCGTTCCGGATGGAGCACATTGCCTCCGACCGGATTGAGGCCGAGATGACCTACGACATGAAGATCGTGTCGCCGGACATGGGCATCTTCCTCGCGTCTGCGGTTTCCTAAGCGATCAGGGAGGGGGCTAACTCAGACAGGGTTAGCCCCCTCTTGCTTGGAGGATAAATGCCCAACAAATATGTCGCTGGTAAGCGCCTACTTGTCGATGGTGAGTGGGTAGAACCCGGCACTGAGGTTGTTGGGGCCGAGAATTACCCACACTTGCTAGAGCTGCTATCAGCCAATGAGCTTGTTCAGACACAGACAGATGTCGAAGAGACCAACCTGACGTCGCAGTTCATCCCGCTCGACACCGAGCTGAACTGGACCACAGTGGAGACTGGTCCTTCGAGTGTTGCTGCCTTCACGGTGGATGACGTTCCACTGGAAGACGACGACATTGTTGATGCCAGTGTCACCGTTGATCCAATTGAGGTAGTTCCTCCTCCGGAGGCTGTCTGGGATCCCGGTGCTGTTCCGCAGACGCCGCCCGACATTCCTGAGGATGACCTGCCTGATCTGCCTCCTCCTCCGACTGATGAGGAGCTGGAGCCCCCTCCGGTTGATGAGGGTGAGGCACCTAGTGACGAGCAGCCGCCTCCAGATGAGCAGCCTCCAGTCGAAGAGCCCCCGGCTGAGCAAGAACAGCCGCCAGCCGACGAGCCTCCGGTTGACGAAGCGCCTCCTGAGGAGCCACCCCCGGACGAGCCCCCCGTTACGGTTGGCCCGCCCGACGTCACTCCACCAACCACCGCTGCGGACGAACCTCCTCCTGAGGAACCTCCCGCAGAGGAGCCTCCGGCAGAGCCTCCCGTCGATGAGCAGCCGCCCACCGACACGACGACGCCTCCCGAAGAGCCTCCTGCTGAACCGCCCGCTGATCAGGTACCGGTAGAGGAACCCCCGGCTGATACCCCGCCAGAGGAGCCTCCTCCGGTCTATGGCAACCCCCCTGAGGGAGAGCCGCCGATTGATGCTGTGCCACCGCCTGACCAGTCCACGCCTCCAGTCGAGGAGCCGGGGGTTGAACCACCGCCCGAGGAGCCACCTGTTGACCAAGCCCCGGCACCGCCGCCAGAAGAAGCTCCTCCTGTGGAAGAGTCGCCGCCAGATGCTCCACCCCCAGTAGAGGAACCTCCTCCGGCTGATCAGCCTCCTGTGGAGCAGCCTCCTACTGACGTACCTCCGGACGTGCCACCACCGGATCAGCCACCGGCTGATGAAGTCACGCCTCCGGTAGTCATTGACGACACGCCGCCGCCTCCTGACGTGCCGCCAGCTGATCCTGAGCCACCGCCTCAGGACAGCGCAGGTCCGCCCCCAACGCCTGACGAGCCGCCTCCGGAAGAGGCACCACCAACGCCACCCCCTGATGGAGGGGTCTGATGTATGTCGCCAAGCAGCGGTTGCTGATCGATGGCGAGTGGCGGGAGGTCGGTGAACCGGTCCCCGAACTGGAGACGTGGCCGCAGTGGGAGACTTATCTACGCTGGAATAAGGTCGAAGAAGTCCCTGATACAGAACCGCGCATTATTCGGAGGAAGGCGTCGACTTCGTAGTGTGGAGCTATTCGGGCGATCCTTCTAGTTCTGATCTAGACCAGGTGCGGTTCTGGATCCAGGACACGGATCCGGACGAGCAGATCCTGACGGACGAAGATCTCAAGTTCCTCATCAACCTGTGGTATCCGGTCTACGAGTCGCTGATCTACGTAGGCGCGGTTGCGTGCGAGGTCATTGCTTCGAAGTTCGCCCGTGAGGTCGCCAGCTCGGCTGACGGTGTGAATATTGGAGCTGATCAACTCCAGCAGAAATACAACGACCTGGCGACTTCTCTGCGCGATCAGTACAAGGCCATGGCCACCATGGTCGGGGTCACGTCAGGGAACGCTCCTGACATCGGCGGGATCATCTACGGAGAGACGTTCGACGCGTCGATCAAGCCGCTCGTCTGGTCTATCGGGATGAATGACAATCCACAGGCTGGTCCACAGGACCGGGGTGGAGTGTGGCCAGCACCGTTGCCCCCTGAGCAGGCTGGAGCCCCAGGGGAGAGCACTCCATGAGCCCGGTTAGGTTTGCGAGTCGGTTCTCGGTCCAGCATGTCCGGAACCGGGCTGTTGATGTGATGCCTGACTCGGTGGTTATTTACCGGCCAAGCGACTCATTTTTCAATCCAGCATCCGGATCCGTAACCGCAGGATCTAAAGACATCATTTATCGGGGCCCAGCTCGGATCTGGACGTCTACTGGTCCACAGGTGATCGGGTTTGGAGAGTCCGATCTCTCTGTTCAGCAGACATATCTGTCGATCCCTTGGAACGTCAGTCCTGTTCCACGACGGGATGACGTCGTCTACGTCATTGACGATGACCCGGATGATGAAGTTCTCAAGCACACGTCTTATCGGATTCTGGAAGTGGAGACCGGTGGACTCATGCGCGCGACGCGCCGGTTCTCAGTGCAGCGGCAGGAAGAGTCCCGGTTCTTTGAGGATGAGCCGTGACGGCCGGGTCTGCTGATCTGATGCAGCTGGCTGCCGACCTTCAGATTGCTGGAGGAGGATCGCTCCAGGATGCCACCGAGGCGTTGCTGCATAGCACGGCTGTCCAGATTCAGGAGCTATCGCAGGTGATGGCTCCGAAGAAGACGGGCTATCTATCTAATTCGATCCGGATTACTCCTGGATCGATGAAGGTGACGATTGGACCAGACGCTTCTTACGGTGTGTACCAGGAGTTTGGTACAGCTACCCGTGGTGAGTTTCCTGGTCCGGTTTACCTTATTAGACCGGTTCGGGCAAAGAAGCTAGCTTTCCAGATCAACGGGAAGTGGATTTTCACCACTCTGGTTAAGCACCCAGGGATTCCGCCCCGTCCGTATATGCGACCGGCACTTCAGCAAGCTTTGAGTCCATTCGGACAGAAGCTAGCTGATCTCGGTGTCACGCAGATCGTGAAGGGACCGAACTCCAGTGTTATCTAGAGGCGGGGTGACCGAGATGCTGATTAAGGCGCTCTCGGACACGAATAAGCCGATTGGAGATGGTCTCCAACCGACGAACAGCGGCTGGCAAGGCGAGCCCAATCTCGCTGGGTCTAACTTCGTTCCGTATACCGTTCTTACCCCGATGTCAGCAAATACTGCTATTGGTACGTTTGATGAATCTCAGGCTGACTGGCACTTGCCTTATTCCTTGGCTAGCTTTGGTGTAAGTCGAGAGCAGTGCGAGTGGATGGCAGATAAATGTCGGCAGCTTTCTGCTGGGTTGCAACATACGTTTTTCGGCTCAGGGAATGATTCATTCTCAATCCAGCAGGTTCAGGTGCTAACTATCGGTGGAATCCAGCGCGTGGATACGACCAACCCTCCATACTTTGGACAGGTTGATGTCATCTCGATCTGGCTGGCTAAGGAGGTCTGATGGACAAGAAGGTGATTCGGCATCCTGAGCTAGATGTCGAGGCTGAGGTCGTGGACGAGAGCGTTCCTGGGTGGCTGGAAGTCGGCTGGGAACTCAAGGACGATGGAAATGTAGAGGCAGAAGCCAGTACCGCTGAGGCAGCTACTACTTCCGCTGAGAAAGTAGAGGAGTCGTAATGGCCCGCATTATCCCCAACCAAAACACTTGGGTGGGCTTCGCAACGACTGTCTCTAACATCGCTGCGCCTACCGCTGCTGAGGTCACTGCGGCAATTAACCTGACTCCTTTTGTCATCTCTCTGAACGCTAGCTCGCAGGGTAACGTCGTTCCTACGCCTTCCTTCGATACCCTTTTCGAGACCTCAATCATCGGTACTTCTACCGCTAGCTTCACGGGTGACTTCTATCGTGACAATGCGTCGGGTCAAGACAGGGCCTGGACCACATTGCCACGTACCACTACGGGCTATTTCATTATTACTCGGTTTGGTGGAACAGGGACTGGACGCCGTCCTACAACGGGTGACGTGTGTGAGGTCTGGCCTGTTATTGTGACGTCACGCACCATGGCCAATATGTCCAACAACACGGTCATGATGTTCACCGCTACCTGTTCCGTACCGCAGGAGCCCAATGAGGCTGCCACGGTCGCGTAACCGAGAGGTACTACATGCCCGGACCGCAGGAAGTCGAAGTCCAGGCTGCCCGACGTCAGCAGTCCAAGGCCAGTAAGCGAGCGACGTTCGAGCAGCTGACCTCCAAAAAGCGGCGTGAAAAGGAGTTGTCCATCATCCTTCCCGGAGGGTCGGATGAAGTGACGCTCCTTTTTCGCGCTATTGGAGCAGTGGAATACGACAAGCTGATGGCGGCTTGTCCTCCGACCGTGGAGCAGAAGGCTCAGGGCGAGCCGTATGACGCCAACCGGTTTGCCCCTAGCCTGATCTCTCACACGCTCATTGAGCCCGAGCTCACCGTTCAACAGGCTGAAGAGATCTGGGGATCTCCCGAGTGGTCTCGGGGAGAGGTTATGACCCTCTTCCTGAACGCATTGGAGGTTTGCTCCAGCGGCTTCGATGTCCCTCCCATCGCGAACGACTGAGGCGCGATCCGTCGTTCTTGATCGAGATGTCCTACTGCTACGAAAAGGGCATCCCACATAGCGAGTGGTTGGAATGGGAGCCAGAGGACAGGGCGAAGGTTGTCGCCTATCGGCTTGAAGAAGCTGAGCGGTGTCCGATGTGCGGTACGGCAGAATGGGAGTGGAAGGACAACAGGTTTGCGTACGAGCCCGTAGAGAAGTTCTGCCAAGGCTGCTATTTGAAAGAAGTATCCCGGCAAGATAGTCAGGGTCAGATGCCGGGAATTACTGTTAGTTTGGCACCTACTAATACTCGGGCCTCTGCCGAACGCATGATCTTAATGCAGAAGCGTGGGAACGATGGCTGATGATAGTCGTAATGCCAACGTAGTTCTCACTGCTGATATCTCCCAGTATCAGCAGCAGTTGCAGCAGGCCTCTCAGCAGACCAACCAGCTCAACGTCGCGGTCAACAACCTGTCCGGATCGCTCTCCCGGCTAGTGCAGCAGACCAGTCGTCGGATGGAGCTATTTGGAGCTGGAACCGGTGCCTCGCTTGTTGCGATGACGGCTCAGGCAGCCGCCTTTGAGAAGCAGCTGTCCGGCCTGGCAGCCAGCGCCAAGGTCTCAGGCGCGAACTTCGACCAGATGCGTCGAACCGTTCTGAATCTGTCGGCCACGTTCCCGATCAGCACGTCTGCTGCTGCTGGGTTGGTCACCCAGATCTCGCACCTGGGCGTGACGAGCACGCAGCAGATCAACACCCTCGCTACCGCGATGACAAAACTCGGTGGTGCGACGGGTGAGAATATCAATGATCTTACTCAGTCGTTCGTTGAGCTCAACAAGACCATGGGCACAATGGGCGCGGATATCGCGAGTAAGTATGCGAGCTCCCTGACTGCGGTCTCTGCTGCCGCTGGTGTGAGCGCCAACGGCGTCTTGCAGTTCGCCCAGGCGCTC